TCTGTTCCTAGGTATACTTTTGTAGCATCTACTGCTACATAATCTTCACCATCCCAGCTTATAGTTTTTGCATTCCCAGCAACTGCTTCAGTACCTGAAAGTAGGATGCTTTCTTCTTTAGCGTTGAAGAATAATCTCCCTGAGTTAATAAGTACTTGAGAGCCTTGATATGCGTCTGCTTTGTCTGGTTCTGAGTCCCATGCATCTCTCTTTTCATTTGCTTGTGTTAAGGTAACAGAATGATCTTCTACTAAATAGATAGAAGCTGGGTCATCGTCTATGTTTTCAACTACAGTAGAGTCTGGTGATGCTCCAACTTTTCCGTTACTAATTATTGTGATAGCTTTTTGATCGTTATTCTCAACGAACATCTGATCATGATCTACTCCTGTAAATCTTAATGTCTGTCCTTGTCTACCTTCTAAAATTAAGTCTCCTTGAAAAGGTTGTAGTGGCGCAACATTAGCTTTGTCTTCAAAGTTATATCCTAAATCTTCTATCCCTTGTTCAGTATCAGGGAATGCATTAGTATGAGGGTTGTTCCATATGTTTACTATAGTAGTATAATATGACCTTGTGTTGTTAACATTAGATTCGTCTCTATCAAGAGCTGGTGCAGATGTAATGAGTACTATTTCGTTTAGTAAAGGTAAGTTTTTAATATTAGTATTCATAGGATATGCAACATCGAGAAGCGTAGGATCACTTTCATCTTGATATTCTCCTATAATTCTGTATTTGATAGCTCCTAAAGCTTCCATTTGTCCGTACTTTTCCCATTCAGGATGAGTATCGTCTAATATAATATCAACAACTCTAACAGGAATAACCTGTAGAGAGGTATCCTTACTGGTGCTCGAACCTAGTAAGAAGCTATCTAAACCCTGATTAAACTTATACATTACTCTTCTGTGTCTTCCTTAGTGCCTTCTTCTAATCTATTTTGTGTTTCTTCTGATTCTTCTAATAATGCTGCTAATTCAGAAGGATCGAAAAAGCTTTCGCCATCGCCTTTTGCTTGAGCAGATTCTATTCTCTGTATAATAGCTGCCATCTTAATTAACGCTTCATCATTTTTTACTCCAATCTCCATGTACTCCTTAATCATAGGCACTATAAGAGTAGCATCTCCTATATTTTCTATAAGAGGTTTAAGTTCTCCAATTAGAGCCTTTACTTGATTTCGAGTTTGAGAAGAGTTATCATGTATCTCACCGAATAAATCAGATAAAGTCTTATCCTTAAAAATTTTTTTATCTAGAGACATAATTATCTTTTTATATAAATATCCTAATAAGGCTTTATTTCTAAAAGTCCTAAATCATAATACTTCTGGTACTTATTATAAAATAGTTCTTTTAGTTTAGATATAACTCTAGTAAGGTGGGGTGTTTCGCAGTCTGTCATTTCTCTTATATAGATATAAAGAGCTTTTTTCTTAAACATTTGTAGATCTGATCTTGTCTTAAATATAGTTAAAACAGCATCTGCAATTTTTCTTTCTTGTTCTTTAATAAAGTTTTCTTCTATAGCGTCGTACATTTCTTCAACCCATTCATCTATAAAGGAAGAAAGTGCTTTTTTACTTACTCTTTCATTTATCTCTGAAGGATCGTAGGCTTGTTCGTAATCATCCCAAGAACCTATTTGTTTTAGTCTTTTATAGTTCTTGTTATTGTAGTTAATTAACCATCTTTTAACTATAGTGCCAAAATACGAATATGCTTTAGCTCCGTTAGTAGGATCGAATTTCATAATCTTTTCCTCTAATAGTACGGTAACTATTTCATGTTTTAAGTCTTCTATCTTTTCTACATCAGTATAATAGAACTTAAACGTGTGTATAATGTTTTCTGCTAATTTGTAAAAAGGGAGGTAGATATGATCCGTGAATATCTTAGCTCTATAATCAGGATCTGTAGAAGTATTAAATTTTACTATATACTCTTCTGTTTCTTTAGTGAAGTAATTAGCTTTGCTTTTCTTCCTTGCCATAATTTGTAGGGAGCATATATCGGTCTAGCTCTTTTTGTACTAGTTTCATTTGTTCGAAAAAATAACCGACCTCATCATCTGCTTGAAATACCCCTTTTTCATCTAGGCTTCTAAGGTGCTTTTGTGAATCTCTTAATACTTCGGAGATTCCTTGAAGATACTGTGTTTGATCTATTGTAATATCTTCGTACTTTTCATTTTTTAACAATAGGTTTCTTATAATATAAGATAAAATAATTATAATGGCAACTAAAATTCCGGAAATTATATAAGTAGTTGTAGTCATACTATAGGTTTTTTAACATATTACTTAGTCCTTGAGAGGAATTTACTCTTTTTCCTGTAGAACTAGCTGTTTTTTGTGTTTTTGGTATAGAAGAACCTCCGTTTTTCTTCCACATGTCGTATTCTACCTTAGATGCTAAGAAATCTGCACTGTGTAGTATAGAGACAATAGAGGTTTTTTGTCTAGAAGACTCAACGTTACTAAAGAAGTAAGCTTCGTTTGCTTTATCAAACACTCCATCATGCAGTCTTATACCTAACCACTCCTTCTGATTAACTGGAATACCGAATTTTTGTAAGATAAATAAAGATCTATCTGGTATTAGCATGAAATCTAGGTCTGGATTATAGGTATACATCTCGGATAGCTTATCTTGACGCCATTTATCGTTCTGAGGTATATAGTTTGGTGTATCACCATCACCTAATTTACCTAAATCATGGAATAAAGCGGCAAAGACTAACTCCTCTTCAGTAAAATCAACGTCTCCACCCATTTCTCTATATAACTTCATTTGCTTTACCGCATATTCCACTACTCTATTAACATGATCAACATAACCACCAGCAAAAGCATTATGATACCACGAACGACTACTAGCAGGAGCCATAACATACTCATTTTCCATGTGCTTTAACATGTTTAGTACGGCTTCTTTTCTATCACCAATGTAATGTTCGATGATTTTTAAGTGTTTTTCGTAGTTTTTTTGTATTTGCTCTGCTTGTAACATAGGATAACCCTTTTTAAATAAATAATAATAAATAAATTAATATATAAATATATAATTATATAATAAATTAATAAAATAATAATAATAAATTATATTAATATATCGAAGATAATAAAAATAATTCTGAATGGCAACTATTCTATAATAAATTTCTCGATATAATGATCTTTTTCATAAGTTTCACCGATATCCCACTTTACTTTCATAAAAATACTAATAGTATCACCTATCATAGTAGGGGGAAACGGACCAACTGTACGTCTGGTTGTGAATCTCCCATCTTCTTGTTCGGAAAATAAGATTTCTGTGTCTTGAACTACCGGAACTATGGTTCCTTCGAACTGATTGAGGTATACGGTGGTGTTCTCGTAAGGTATAGGCGTACCATCATAGGTCCATAAGCCTAACCACGGTTGATATAATGAGATAGTAAACGCAATAGAATCACCTAATACAAAATATGAATCGGTATCAAATTGAGCTCTTACAACCGATACTCCATTATAGTGATATTGCGAAGAAGTCTTATCAGCAACTATATCAAGATTAAAGTACGGATAGTATTCACTGTTCCAATCTAGCTCTGCATGGTAATAACCGTTACTGTCCTTATAGAAACTAGACTCTATACTAGCACTACATTCACCACTTTCACACGGCAGGTCAAATGACTCAGGAGAGCATGAGATAAGGGCGTTTATAAATACAATGGTGGCCGCCGCGCGAAACGCGCGCAAGTTGCCCAGCGATTTTATATAATTCATTAGTAACAATCCATAAATTGTTCGACAGACTGCCTCTTAGATTGATCAGCTAATATATCATAAGCTTCATCAGCAGTGATACATATCTCTTCTCCGCTACGTTTAACAGTAGCACATTCTTCACCAGTTAAATAATCGGTGAAAAAACCAGTAACAAAATCTTCTTGTAAGTAATTAACCATATCTATAACCTTTTTTATTTATACTTAAATATACGAAAAAAAAGTCAGTTAGGCAACTCTAAACCGGTATTTTTTAGTAAGTCTTTAGTAAGGTATTCATGATTTAGTAGATCGAGGTAGTCTTTTACTATGGCACATTCCTCATACATCTCTACCTTTTCAAAGTAATCTAGTAATGTATTGAATGTATACTGTACTTCCTGGCTATCGAATGAGTCACCTATGGTATATACAGTACTGAAGCTTTTAACGTCTAGGCGTTCTAGATAGGAAATGAGTTTTAGGAAGTATTTTCGCTGAATAGTATGTCGGACTTTGATGTATTCTTTAGCATATGATCTTTTATACATCAGATCCATTAGATGCCAGTTTTGCACACCTCTTACAACCATACCTATGAGTACATATGGGTTATCTAGCAGACTTGTAACGTTATTCTCTTGATAGACCTCTTCGTCTCCTGCTTCAAATATAGAGAATAAAGTATCTTTATCCAATGGTTGCATATTGATAAATAGGAACCCTATATAGTAAAAATCTTTGCAAAATTTTTTTCTGAGTATTAGTTGCTTATTACCCTTTTTGTTCTTATATTAATATAAACGTTAGATCTCTATGTCACACTTAGAAGAACTTGTATACTCTGCGTATGAACTCGGTAAGCGGGACCAATTGTTCATAGAAGTAGGTAAATTAAGGTTGGAAGAGGGTGGAGATAGAAGAAAACTTGAGGATATATACGAAGAAGCCTATAGAAGAGTGTTAAACACATAGGATGGTTAAGTATAAGCGGGAATACTCGACATGGAGAAGAATTTAATAGTATCTGTAGCATCTCCTGACTATATCCAACATTATCTCCCTATGATTGGTAGTGCAATCGTAAAAGGAGAGTGGAAAGGTGACTTTTGCTTGATAGTAAATGAAGATATTGAGTCTGACTTACTAAGAAAGCTTGAGAAACACAACGTTTACGTGTTTAAGGTAGAAAAATTACCTAAAAATCCTACGATACACTGGTATAAGGTGTATTTGATGGATGAATACTTTAAGAAATGGGACTGGATCCTATATTGTGACCTTGATGTACTGTTTCTTAACCGTATTGAACTAGATTTAGACGCTAAAGACAGGAATATTCTGTATACTAAGACAGATGACTTGTCATTTATGGGGCATTTCTTAGAGGAAAACCTATCTGAAGAGCAAACCATAGAGAAAAAGCGTATATTAGAACAGTATGGCAATGGTAAATCCTTACAAACATGCTTTCTATTGTACCATAGTAGTATAATAGATGAAAAGTTCTTTGAAAAACTAAAGTCTGCATATAAGCATTATTACCTAAAGCATAGTATATGTAGAAAGCCATATTGGGATCAGTCCATATTCAATATAGTATTCTACAATAGATGGAAAGATTTAGGAGATAGGTGGATACATGGATTAAAGTATATGCACGATATAAATTGGGATTGGCATAGACTGAATAGCCCATATATAGACAATAACAACTACGATGACGTTATAGGATTACATCTATTTCACTTCTGTGCACCTTGGAATACAAACAATAGACGATTTAACCGTATATGGAAACAATATATCAATATATAAATATATATAAACCTATAGTACGAAAAATCATCCGAGGGAGGAACGTAGGTCTGGCAGAATCTTGCAGACTACCAACCTCTAAGGGAACTATACTGTCAGTGTTATATCACCTTGATCTCAGCATACAGGCAACCGGCCGGAAGAATTAGTCAACCGGTCCGGAAAATTGGATAGGAATCTCTCTATACTAGCCGCAAGGACAGAACACCCATAGGGCAAAGTATAGCATGTAGAATAATAGCCCTAGAAATAGAAACGATGCTATAGTGTCCCAGTTACGTACTATAGGCCTTACAATAGATTTAATAATAGATACCATATGTAGATTATTTAATAACGTTAAGCTTATATAGAGGAAAGACATATGTAGTCTTCTGAGACATCATATCGAATGTATAGGCCTTCATAGTAGTCTTACCAATGGTATCTATATTCATTCCTTGAAAGCTAGACCATATACTATAGGACATCTCATCTCTATAGCCCTTATAGGCCTTAATGTTATATGTCTTAGGTTCACCTTTATGATCTTTGCCATATGATACAATGATAGACTCATCATCCTTTAGACCGTGGATGGCCTCCAATACATTCTTTGATTGCTTTACCTTCTGCTGATATGTCATAACCTTTATTTCTTTAACCTTTATACCTAAATATACGAAATATTCTGGTAGGATCCAACTGTTTACACAATTATTTTTGTCTTATATAGAAAAATTCTGGAAGGGACACACACAAGCCTGATGTTTACCTTCTATAATCCACACACCTATCTGTCTTATTTCTATACAACCCTATATATCTTTATAGCTTTATATACCTATATCAATATATGAATATATACACTCTCTATTATTAATAGGCTTCATAGTAAGATAAGGCTATTACCCCTTTATCTCTCTTTATCTATTGGGTTCTCTCCTATTATCATGGTAGGACATATATCAATGTATAGTCAAAGTCTACTATACTCTCAGCCACTAGCTTTAGCTAGCCTTTCATATAAGCCCTTGGAGAAGGCATACCGGCATACTCACACCATTGTTCGGCAGGTATCTCTTCTATGATAGGAGGATCATTTGAAACGTTAGTTGAAAATGCGCGTGGCCCCTTCGGGGGCGAGAGAGAAAACGCCCCCTCACTCTCCAATGCATCGACATCAAAGTCCCATCCTATGAGATCTTCTATTATTGACTCATCTATTCCTCTATGTATTCTATCCATAACTTATTTAATTTAAAA